TGTTGGAAATCGCCGGAGAGGTGGCCGAGTGGCTGAAGGCGGCGGTTTGCTAAACCGTTGTAGGGGCTAACACCTCTACCGGGGGTTCGAATCCCCCCCTCTCCGCCATACTTATTCTGAAGGACTTAGAGCAGATTTCTTAGCGGCTACCGTACCCGGCTACCGCGTTATTCAGGGAATCCCGCTCACGACGGTATTAGCTCACGGAGCTGATACCAATGAACGTCGCCATCTACACCCGCGAAAGCGGCACCCGCAAATACAAACCAGCGTCGCCACGAGCGGCCTATTCACCCAACACAACCTTCTGCCTGCGCTACACCCAGGACGGCAAGCGCAAGTGGGACCAACTGGATGTCAAGACTTACAAGCAAGCCCAGGCCGCGTCTCTCAAGAAGCTGACCGAACTCATCACCGAGTCCTGCAATCAGAAGCCCGATGTCGGGACGGTGATTTCGCGCAACCTCGATCTCCCTGCACCCCGGCCCGCAAAGCCCGTCCAGCCCACTGGTCAGTTGATGCTGGACGCAGCCATCGACAAGTACATCCAGAACGTACAGACGAAGTCCGCCAAGACTTCGGGTGGCTACCGCTACACCCTCCAGCAGTTCTATGCCTCCAGCGGCAACCTCGTCCTTGCAAACGTCACTACGCAGAAGCTTTATGACTTCGTGGGATACCTGCGGCGAGAGGGTCTCGGCGACCGCACGATCCACAATCGCGTGGGCGAGGTCGTGACATTCCTGCGGCACTTCGGCATTAAGGAAGTGACGCTGCGAGTGAAGTACGTGGAGCAGAAGGTCCGTGCTTACCGCCCCGATGAACTGAAGGCTCTGTTCGCGGCGGCGACCTCGGAGGAAACGATACTGTTCCAATTCTTCTTGTGTACAGGAGCGCGGGAACAGGAAGTGATGTATGCGGAGTGGAACGACATAGACTTCGTGGACAATCTCTTCACCGTGAAGGCTAAAGCAAACTGGAAGCCGAAAGATTACGAGGAGCGCGAGATTCCCATTCCCGACTTTCTGGTTGCAGCGTTGAAGCAGCGGCTGCTAACCACGAAGGGAAATCTGATCTTCCCGCAACCGGAAGGCAAGCCCGACGGCCACATGCTCCGAAAGCTGAAGTACCTCGCAAAGCGGGCAGGTCTACACGGGCAGTTCAAGCTCCATAAGTTTCGCAAGACCTACGCGACTCTACAGCACAGAGCAGGCGTTGATGCGAGAACCATCCAGAAAAGACTCGGCCACTCCGCGCTGGAGACGACTCTGGCCTACCTGGAAGGCGAGGAAGCCCGTTCCGAACGCAGCCGGGATCAAGTCAACACAACCTTCACCATCTTCGCATAGACCCTACAAGACCCGGAGCCTCATACTCTCCGGGTATTTTTCTGCCCCGCCACAATTCAACGGGGCGGCCGACGAAACGGGATCGCAGCTACAGCACGTTTCTCCTGCCGTCCGAGTACTGACGAAACCCTCCCCCGTTACCCTCGTAACGTTTCTGCCGTACCCTCCATCCAGCAATACTGGTCCCGTGACTGGGGCCTTTATCCATTTCCCGCGTGGCGGTCGTAGTGTATCTCCGGGTAACTACCCCAATGGAGATGTTCTATGAATACAGCCACAGAAACTGCTAAGGACCTCACGACAAAATGTCCGGAGGTTCAAATTGTCACGAAGGATGACCCCGCTGCGCATGCCGTCGCCCTAAGTGATGCTGAACTATTAACCCACCTCAAATCCACCTTCCGCACCATTAGGGAAAATCTACCCTACTTGCGTGAGGCGCGTGATCGTTTCGCCGCACCTGGGCAACGGCTGCCCGTAGAGGGCAAGCCGACTTGGTCTCAGTGGGTGTCGATGAATCTTCACGTAAACGTCCGGACTGTACAACGCTGGCTGGCACCACCAAAAGAAGAGGCCGAGAAGAAGGCAAAGGTCAAGAAGCAACGTGGAGTTCGTCCTTTCGTATCGCTGCGCGACTGGCCGGAGGCGCAACGAAAGACGAACGATCTACTTCTCGCGGTCAAGCGTTTGAAGCAGGTGAACACCGTCGGCACCGACGTCATGTTCGAGCCAATGCGAGAACTCGCTGCGATCTTGGGCTTCGACCTCGTCAAGAAGTAGGCGCGAGCTCCTCCCCCGCGCCTCTCAAAAATCTCCATACAAATTCAGGAAAGAGCCAGCCAGTTGGTATTGGCAGACACAGGCCAAATTTGGCCTACGGAGATGTTATGAAAAATAAAATCTGTACATGCTGCGAAGAGGAGATCGGATTCATCGGTTTCCATATCTTTGATCCAACCGAGACCGAAGGCAACCAGTACTCCCACATGGGATGCTTCATCTGGCAGGACCACGTGCCTGATGCGTCTGAGCGCATTAACGATCTGCTGATTTACATTCGGGAGGCCATCGAGATGATCTGGGAAGATGGCGCGACGACGGAGGAGATGGAGGCCTTGATCCAGTCCGCCATACCGAACGTGGAGGACCTCCGGAAAGTGATCGGTGAAGTCAAACAGAACATACAACGGCGGCGGGAGTTTCTGGCCGCTGGCCGTCCTCAATTCTTAGATGTGGAGGCGAGCCATGTTTAACCCGTGGGAGACGATTCGACCTAAACGCAAAGGCGCACCGCGCAACCGGAAGCACAAGTGGATCAGGCAGCACGTCTACGACGCCGCGTGCTCTTACTTCAACTATGACTTGACTCCGGCGATGCTGGTGAAGGTTGTCAAGTCGCTGAAAAAGCATCCGGACACCGTCGTAAGTCTCACCCTACCCGTCTACGCAAGGGACATTCTGTGGATAGGGGAAGAGATCATGAAGGAACGCCGCAAGCAGGGGGTGAAGTGATGGTTGACAATCAGAAACGTTTCATCGTGCGGTACAGCAAGATGATGTTTGTCATGCGGCACGCAGATAGTGAGAAGGACGCCGTGATAGACACCGTGTGGAACCTTGACATGGAGGATCGCCGAAAGGTGCTCCTCCAGTGTTACGAATACAAACCCGATACAGACAGCGGATTGCCGGATTGGGAGGGTCCTCTGTTTTCACATGACCACACCTTCTATCGGCCCTTCAAGCCGAATTGGGTGGTTCGAGGACTGGACGCGGAGGAGGTGCAGGAGTCTTAGCTGTTTCCTCCCCCAACTCCGTAGATTGTACCGACCGCAGTATTAACCAATAGGTCCCGCGAAGGCTCAAAGACATTTAAGGCTTGTGCACATTGGGCTGCGTCACCTTTCCTTCGCGGGGCAGGGCGCAGCCCAACTTCTTTTGAGGAGACCGAAAAATGGAATACACATTCACCGCAAACGTGACCACGGTCGAGGCAGAGAGCGCAGAGGAAGCTCGCTTGAAGATGCGCCAAGTCGCTCCCGAAGGATGGGAGATTGAGCGAGTCAATGACAGGAACGCTGAACTGGTGGAGGAGTAGCGCGGCCCAAACTTTTTGGAGAAAGACCTATGGCAAAACCGAACTTCAAACTCAGCAAGCGGATGGTGTCCGCCAGATTCTGGACCAACCCGGAACTGTCCCGACTTGCCAAGCAGTCCAAGATTCCCAATCTGAAGCTCACAATGATTGGTTTGTGGGCGTTCTCGGACGAGGCAGGCATCTTCGAGTGGCAGCCGGACATCGCGGCTGGGATGATCTACGGCTTGGACACAGATGCCGAACGCGAAACGGTTGAGCCTGCGATGAACGCAATGGTTGAAGCTGGCTTCTTAAAGAAGATAGAGGTCAACGGTCACAGGTACGGCGCGTGGCCTCATTGGGGAGAACACAACGATTTTCGCAACAATTCCAGTCGCTACCCCGAAGTGGCCGATGCCCTCGGATACCCTCGCAAGGGTGGGAGCACCCTCAATTCCCCTCAACGCCCCTCTGAAGTAGAAGGTGAAGTAGAAGGTGAAGTTCTTCCACCCACACAAACAAACAGACAAGGGACTCCGTCGGGTGAACAGGAGAAAGATCAAACCCCTCCGGCTTCCAGCGGTGATGGTGGACCCGCAGAGCGTTTGGCTCGTCTGCTGTTCCGTCTCCTGGATCAGCCGCGTGATCAGATCAAGAACGCTGGCCTGTGGGAGACACAAGTCGCTGCCCTCCTGAAGACTCATCCCGAAGAAGAGATCGCCTCAATTATGGAGTACGGCGTCAAGGCCGACAAGTTCTCTGCAGAGTACCTGACCCTGGCGAAGCAGCCGATGGCGTCGTTCGTGAAGACATACGACAACATCTACAAGGGTTGGAAGGCTCTGCAGAAGGGCGCGGCGGCTGCCGCGAATCGGGCGGACAAGCTGGCAAAGAAAGTATCGGCACCCGGCGCACACGGGAACCAGTCAGGGATGGAGCTATGATCACCAAACGAACACCTGAAGAGATTCAAGCAGTAGAAGAAGCGAAGCGGATGGATCAGTTGAAGTTTGAGTTCGCGAATGCCTGGTCCGCGCTCGTCCCCGCCAAATACCAGGACGTCAACCCTTGGAAGATCCAGCCCAGCACGAAGTCCCGACTCCCGCTGGAAGAACAGGCAAAGCTCTACAAGGACATCCAAGACCATCCACTTGAAGGTTGGGCGTTCTTCTCTCCTGCTGGATACAGCAAGACCACATGCTCCTGGGCACTCTTCCGCTATGCGTTGCAGGTGAATCTGAAACGAGCGATCTGGACGGGGAGGAGCGAATACATTCGTCGCGGTTGGGGAGAAGGTAGTGTCGTTCACTACTGGAATCCCTGCTACCTCTACCACGAAGCGGTTCCGGAGTGGATCGCTAAGATTCAAGCAAGCTGGGACGAGAACAGCAAGCAAGCTCCGCCCGCACTTTCATTCGACAAGATGGAGAAGGCGCGGCGGGATGGCTTCACTCCCCGCGTCTTCTTGGAGGAGATAGACAAGATCAAAGAAGGCAGTGAGTGGAACACCAACCAACTTTTCATGCTGCTCAACGCTGTCGATAAGCACAAAGGTCAGCTTGTGTTGGATACCAACCTGTCGCGCCGCCAGTTCCTGGATCGCTTTGGTGAGCCGATCTATCGCCGGGTCAAAGAGAACTGCAACATGAGGGAGTATGGTTTCTAAGCAACCCAAGACCAAACGGTTCACTCCTCCGCCAGTCCCATACAGCGAGCACCTGAAGCTGCGGAAGGCACTCGCCGTCATCCAGTCGCAATGGCAGGCTCTCCTTGAGGAGAATCACGAGTTGCGAATGAAATTGAAATCACGTCCGACGACTTCCAGTATCAACGGAGTCACTAACACAGATAGCAACTGTCTACGTGCTCTGGACATGTGTCATGCTCGCCGTTTGCGCAGCGCACGCTCGGCGGTGTGATGCAGTGTCCGTCGCCACAGCAGACCGGGATGCCCGCTTGAACGCGCAGAATCCGCAGTATCGCCCTGTGTTCCCATGCGCCACGGAGTTCCGACAGATATTCGCGTAGGGCCGGATTGTCCTGTTCCAGAATGTAGGCATCGAAGGCGACGGCTTTCTCGTAGTAGTTGAGCAATTCATTAACTGGCATAACGGCACCTGCTCACGCTAATTCTGCGCCCGGTTCGACCGCTGCGCAAGCTCGACGCATCCCGCACGAAAAGCACGCCCCCAAACCTGCAAACTAGCAGTACTCATTACAGACGACCGGAATCCCTTCCGGATTGTAGGAGCCGTGGATGCGAGGTGTGAATTACCTCATGCATGCAACATCCACGGTTCGAATATGTCCAGCCCGATGCCCATCCCTCCTAGGAAACGTGATTTGAAACACTATGACGGGCATCGGCTGGGTCGCATTCGTGTGACGCAGACTCTTCGCTGCCGTTGCGGCTCCCGCAAACAACTCCGGCCCTGGAACGCCCGCGACCGGAAACCTCGTCTTCCGTGACCACCGCGCCGTCCCGTTAGCGAAGGACGTATCTCTCATTAAAGATGATTGCCCGTGCCACGCTGCTCGGGTGGAAGAGAGTCAACCATGAGAGTGAGAATCAACGACAATAAAGCTAAATCACTTTGTAATCTTCCACACCGTCCCGAAGCCCATCGTTCCGCCATTTTGTGTGGTGCTGAATAAAACGGTCCCCTTTGGGTTTTTCGCTAAGCTCCCGTTAGGATATTGCCCATCGGTTCCATCGAAGCTGTGGAGCAAGGTTTCCTTGCCGTTCTTAGTGACCCTGTAAACCGTGCCGAAGCCGGACGCGCCCCCAAACTTGGTATTGCCATACACATTGCCCGCCCCGTCCACAATCACTCCTGCGAATGGGTATTCCCCATCCGACGTCCCTCCCGCAAAGCTGTGCAACACGGTTTCCTTACCCCTCTTAGTCAATTTCCAAACCGTTCCCACTCCGGAGGCGCCACATTGGCCTGCGGTGCCGTATATATTGCCATTCTTATCCATGAACGGGGTTCCCAGAACATAACATCCGTCGGCGGTTCCCCCCAGAAAGCTGTACAGGACAGTCTCCTTGCCCTTCTGAGTCAGCTTGTAAACGACGCCGCCGCCGGTGGTCCCGCCCTGTTGGGTGACGCCGTAGAGGGTGCCTCCCGCGTCCATCAGCAAAGTGGTGTAGGTGGGATATTCCCCGTCCGTCGCTCCTCCGGCGAAGCTGTACAGTGTTGTCTCTTTTCCGGTCTTGTTCAGCTTGAACACCGTTCCAAAGTTGGAAGCGCCACATTCCTGGGTGGTCCCGTACAAATTACCGGCTAAGTCGCGAATCAAACCGCCGTAGGGAAAGCAGCCATCTGCCGTTCCCCCGGCGAAGCGATGCAGCACGGTTTCCTTTCCCGCGTTATCTATCTTGAACACTGTTCCACAACCGTCGGTGCATCCGATTCCACCGCCCTCGTAGGTAGTTCCGTAGAGGTTTCCAGCCTGGTCTCGGATGAGATCCGCGTAGGGAGTTCTCCCGTCCTTGGTTCCATCGCCAAAGCTGTGCAGCACGGTTTCGGTGCCGCTGGAATCCACTTTGAACGCCACTCCCCAACCAAATGCGCCATTGCTAGTCGCGGTGCCGTAAAGATTACGTGCAGCGTCACGGACCAACCCTGCGTCGGGCTTTCCTCCGTCCGACGATCCTGCGAAGTTATAAAGCACTTGGAGGGTCTGGGCCTGTGTCGGTTGCGTAACAAGCGATAATGACAGCAAGAACGTCAGGAAGGTAGAGGAAACAGCCACTACAGCAGAACAGACTCTCGTTGAATGCATATTCGTCACCTCGAAAATTGTTTTTCACAGAGTGTAAGGAGACCCAAAGACGGAGATGAAGGGGCTGCTTTCAGTTATCGGACTCTCCAACGTGGCAATCGAGAAACGTCGGATTGCGCGACTGTTCATTGAGAACTCAGATGAATTTCCAAGTCTCTGGTCTTGCACGTTGTGCTGCTGATGAACGGGCACGTTGTGGTTACTCGTGTCGCCTTTGATGCGATGGCTTGGAGCGTCGCGGCACACTGAACGTATTGGTCCTTTGATATTTTGTAGTCCGAGAACTGCGAAATTTCCATGTTTTCAATGCCTAATGCTGTGTGATCATCTTTCGCGTATGACCAAGTGCCCTTTAGTCCTCCCGGACACTCGATGTGTTCATTCAACGCCTGAGTCGGAACGAGGAAGTTTCCCATAGCGTCAAATGTGTGATCGGCGCGAAATTCCGTTTGTCCCTCAAAAGCCGGAAAAGCCGAGGATCGAATGTTCACACTCCACTTATGGGATTCCAGATCGGGCGGCGTAAATGACGGCGGCGTCGGGGATCCGGTGTTGCTTCCACCATCGCTGTCCCGATTGTTGAGCGACTTTGCCACGTTCTCTTTCGTCTGGCCGATGGTCGCCCATGCTGCAATTCCAAATGCCACAAGAGCCATAAGAACGAGCAGGCCGACGCGAACTGCGCGAGACTCCCTCTTCTGGTTGTTCACATAGACCCAACAGACGAGTCCGAACACCGCGAAGATGAACACTAGGACCATGAAGATTACTATGAGGCTGTAGGTCTGGTTCGCAGACAAATTGCCAAAGATAGGTTTCAGGTCCGCGAAACGGGTAAACAGGCTTAGGAACACGAACAGAACTAGACCGCCGAAGCCACCGTACTTTCCGAACAAGGCAAGCTGGCTTTGAGGATCATCGTCTCGGTTCGAATGTTGTCGCTGAGGACGTTTCGGAACCGTAGGTGTTCCCTTCGCTTCAGGCGAGTCGTTAGTTGTTATCGGCACAAGGTTTACCCCCGACCGGAAAAATGGCACCTAGAGTAGCACAACTTTGAAGCTGGAGCAGCAACTTAATCCGTGGCGTTCGATTTCTAGAACTGCCGGACCTTTGCACTCGCTGGGTGATGGACGATTCGCCTTGCTCGAAGGCTCAACGCCGCAAATGTACGGAATCCAATAGATCTCACCAGCATTCCTTCCTATAAGCCCTCCGCACCCAGACCAAGCTGATATGACTTTTTCATATCAACAACACAATCGGTAGCCGAGTCCGGTAGCCGCCCTTCTATCCTATTCAATCCAATCGTCAGGCTTAGAACCGAACACTCTCCGCCTCGCATCACGTTGTCCTGTCTGCTCACGCAAGCTCCTGTTCAGTTCCAATAACATATGGGAGAACCCCACACCTTCTACCTGTGTTCTCCTACCTGCATTCCTCCTTGTAAGTCCGCCTGCTTAGCGATTGTTCATCTGCTCATATCAGCTTCGGGACAGTATTAGAGGCCGCACGGGCACCCCCATCAGTGTTAATAGGATTTATGTCCGAGGACCTATACAGGTCACCACAGGCCACAACAGAAATTTGGAGATTCATGAGTCCCCATGTCCAAGAACAAGAATGACGCATTCACGAGTTCACAACTGGCACAGGCACAGGCTGCTGCTCGCTACATGATGAGCGCACAAGAGAGGGCGATGTATGAACTCTCCGGCATGCCTGAGAAGCCGCGCAAATGGATTGAGGCCAACATGGCCGCTCTCTGTGCTGCCTTCGAAGAACGCCTCATGCTCCTCCAATTCAATCACGAAGCACTGGGACGGTTCCTCATAGAGAAGTGTGTCATCAACGCAGACGAGTGGGCCAAGTATGCGACCGCCGAAACGGCCAAGCTGAAGGCGTCACTGGATCGTCTCGTCGCCGAGCGGAAAGCTCAAGCGGAACAGCCTGATGCGACCGTGCCCGCTGACGGTGGTCTCATTCCTGCCAACGCGCCCAACGGCAAGGCGCAATTCAGCGAGACCGCGCCCGCCACGAAATCCGCAATCATCTTGACCGACTGAAGGAGTCACATGAAAGAAGCACCCGCAGGAACGGTAGTCAAATTCGCGCAAAGCAATCCGCTTGCCATCCCCACGGATGCCGTGGAGGTTCGCTTCAACCGGAGCAACAGCGGAGGATTCACGCTCTGCTACGAACAGACGGAGACGCGCAATCCCGGCAAGGTAGTTGTGCTGGCGGTGCAGACCCGCAAAGTCACGACCACGGTCTACTACTCCATCACGGGCGTAGAAGAGGCCCGCTCCGTCGTCCACACCGAATGGGATGTAGAGAAACCCGGCATCGACCCGGCTGAGTTCCAGTCCCATCTTTCGTTAGCGAGACGATGAGCGAAGATCCAAAACCCGAGAAGAAACGCACGCTGCCCGACGCACTCAAGAAGAACGTCTATCAGCCGGGTAAGAGCGGCAATCCGCTCGGACGTCCACCGGGTATCAAGTCCGTGGCTTCCAAGCGCATCTCGAAATTCTCGCAGATATTTGGCCGCGCTGAAGCACCAGACGATTGGTTCAAGGACGGACTGGAAAAGTTCAAGCGGGCGGGCATGACCGTCGACGAGTTCATCGTCCTGCGCGCCAAGTGGTGTCTGGCGAACAACGTCCGCTACACGAACACATCGCTGCTGATGGAAGTCCTCAACCGTCAAGAAGGCAAAATTCCATTGCGTGTTATCTCGCGCCCAGGTGAAGACGGTGCCGAGGACGACATGGACAACCTCTCCGAAGAGGAACTAAAGGCGTACTTGGAGGACCTGGACCGCCGCGCCCGTCTCGCTGCCGAGAAGAATCCCCCACAACTGACCGAGGGTGACACTCCTCCAGAGAAGAAGCCCGATGTCTCCGGAGAGTAACGACCTCAAAATCACTCGGGCCGATCTGGCTATGCGTGCCAAGGTCGCCATCAAGCTGGAGTCCCGCGAGCTGGCCCGTGATTATGCGCAGTTCTTTGAACAGGCGTGGGGCGTGTTGTTTCCCGATGTTCCGTTCTCTCCTTCATGGCACTACGAATATCTCTGCGAGGTTCTGCAGTATGCCGCCTCCGGCCAGATGAAGATAGACCATCCGGAGAGGCGCGGGCTCATCATCAACGTCCCGCCGCGCACCCTGAAATCTTTCATGGCGAACATCACGCTCCCCGACTGGGTGTGGGCGTCTTCGCCTGAAAAGAAGTTCATGTGTATCTCCTATGGCGTGGAACTGGCGGTCAACGAACTCGCCACCAAACGCCGCAAGCTGCTCGGTGAATCCTGGTACACGGCCCGCTGGCCCAAGGTCAAGATTCAGGAAGACATCAATCTAAAACATAGATGGGATTCAACCGCGGGCGGCTACATGATCGCCACCACGCCCGGTGGTCATGCCTCCGGTGCGGGCGCGAACATCATCATCATCGACGACATTATCAAGTTGGACGACGCCTACAGCGCGGCCCGTACCGCCGCTAACGAGTGGTACGAGAACGAACTGTTTTCCCGTCTCAACAATCAGGCCGAAGATTTCTTTATCGTCATCTGCCAGCGTCTGCACGAAGAGGACCTCCCCGGCTACCTGAACAAGAATGAACCAGGCCAGTGGTGGAATGTTGTCATTCCGCTGGAGTGCGAAGAGGACACGGAGTACGTGTTCCCGATCTCCGGCAAGAAGTATCTCCGCAAGAAGGGCGATGTCCTTCTGCCCGATCGCTTCCCACCGCACGTCGTGGCGGCCCTGAAGAAATCCAGCACGCGCTGGGCGGGCCAGTACCAACAGAAGCCCATGCCGGCGACGGGCAACCTCATTAATCCCAACTGGTGGGTCTACTACGACTCCGACGAGAATGGCGCCAGCATCAACAACTCCCTGCCGTCCTGTGACATCGTCATTGTGTCCGTGGACTGCTCTTTCAAGGGCACTCAGACTTCCGACTTCGTCTGCTTGACCAAATGGGGATTCGTAGGTGCGCGCGGCTATCTGCTGGAGTTGGTTTGTGAACGCATGGACTACGTTCGCACCAAGAGTGCCATCCGTAGCGCGGTCACCACAGGACTCCGCCCGTCCGTCACGCTGATAGAAGACGCCGCCAACGGTTCCGCGGTCATCAACGAACTTCGCCGGGAGATGCTCCCGACAACCATCGTCCCAGTTAAGCCGGAAGGTGGAAAGCTCTCCCGCGCCCACGCCGCCGCGCCCGAAGTTGAAGCGGGCAACTGTTTCCTCCCCAAACAGGCACCTTGGCTGCAAGCGTTTGTTAGCCAGCTGGCCCTGGGTCCCGAGGCAGCGGCCAACGATGACCAAATTGACTCATGGTCCCAAGTGATCAATTACCGCCGTGAACATCGTTGGGGATTCTTTGAAAGCCTGGAGCAGAAAAATCAGACTTCGGAAAAGAAGGCGGAAGCACAGTCAGTGACTCACTCGCCACCTAAACAGGAGTTGGTGAGCGCGGCCCGCAAGGCAACGCGAGATGAGTTTCGCCGCCGTATGCGAATTGGAAGAAGGAGATAGATATGTTCTTCAAATGGTTATGGTTCCGGGTGCAGCTGTGGTACCGCAACACATGCTACGTCAATCCGCTGCATAAGCTCCGCTGTCCTTCCTGTGGGGAGTTGCAGCCGGAGATCGCTCCCAAGAACAATCCCGCCAAGCGCCGTCACGTGAGGTTCATTCCAAACTATGAGCGCATCGTCGCAACCTGCTGGAACGACAAGGCGAGTTGGTCTGTCCCAACCGTCGTCCCATACACAGGCTGGAAAGTTAAGGGTATAGAGGAACTCATGTTAGAAGCTCAGGCGACTGAAGATCAGAATATCGCCGCCCGTGAGAACGAGAAACTGGGCATCAAGAGATAATCCATGAACCTTGACTTGCGTAAGAGACTCAATTCGATGGCCGACGTTCGTAGCGTGCCAACCAATCAGATACAGCGGCCGGGTGGATCCCAGGAGATCACCAGCATTGACCCGTTTTGGTTTTCGGCTCTGCAACCGACCGTCCCTTGCGCCCCATCGACCTATCGTCCTCGTGTGTGGCCCTACATCCCCGGCTGGAACCAAGTTTGGCAGCCGCGTGAAGAGGAAGGAGACCGTGTTCCGTTCGAACTATTGTTCCGCTGCTCGGATGAATGGGACCTCTGGTCTGCCGCCATGGAGACGGTGATTGACAAAGTCCTCTCCTTAGATTGGCAGATTCGCCGTAAGGATGAAGACTCCAGCAAGACGCCACAGGCGCGCAACCAAGCGCACTCCGACCCCATTGCCGAAAAGCTGACAAAGTTTTTCGAGCGGCCCGCCCGTATCGCAGGCATGGATACATTTCAAGGTTGGGGCAACAAGATTCTCACCGATATGTTCATCGGCGACTGTGCCACGCTCTGGATAGAGAAGAATGTCCTGGGACAGATTCTTAGCTTCACCCCGGTAGATGGCGCACATATCAAAGTTCTGATCGATAACACCGGACGCCGCCCGTGCGAGATTAATCCCAAGACTGGAAGGAAAGACGCGGCCTATCAACAGGTGGCCTATGGCCTGCCCGCGATTGACTTCACGGAAGACGAGATCATCTACGCGGTCCGCAAGCCGCGCAACAAGACACCCTACGGTCGCTCCCACCTTGAGCAGATTTTGACGTGGGCCAACATCGGTATCCGCAGTCAGCAATTCCTGCTGGCCTACTACACCGAAGGCAACACGCCCGAGATGTTGATCCCGGTCGATGCGTCTGTCCCCGCACAGAAGATTGAAGAGTGGAACACCCTGCTGGACGCCGAACTGTCCGGCGAACTCGGTCAGCGCCGCAAGATCAAGATGATCCCGGCGATGTCTTCTGACGGCAAGATGCAAGTCATCCAGCCGAAAGAACCGCTGCTTAAGTCCGAAGTGGATGAGTGGCTGGCCCGTATTATCTGCTTCACCCTGGGATTGAATCCGCAAGCCTTCGTCAAGAGTATGAACCGTGCATCGAGCGAACAGGCACAGGACACGGCGGAGACTGAAGGGCAAGAGCCAGTCATCCGCTGGTTTGAGCAAGTGGTAAATGAGTGCATCCGCCGTCTGGGATACGGCGATGACTATGAGTTCGCCTTCCGGGTTCGCCGCGAGCAGGATGGCCTCAAGCAGATGCAGATTGACGTGGGCTATCTCAAGGCTGGTGTGTGGACGATCAACAACGTCCTCGCCGATCTTGGTATGGACCCGGTCAATGAAGATTGGGCAGACGTTCATCTCATAGAGACACCGCAAGGCGCAGTCCCGGTGGAGATGGCCGCAAGTGGTGCCGTCCTACAGGCCAACCAGCCTCCGGCACCCGGCGCGACACCCGCGCAGACCGCCGCTCAAGTCAAGAAGAGCATTTCCGAAGTTGTCGCGCTGGTCAAGCGCCATCACCCCGACGCCGCCCATATCGCGGACAGCCTGGAGATGAAACTCATCCGCAAGCTAAAAGAGGCGGGCGACAAGGTCGAAGAAAAGATCAAAGCGACCAAGAAGGAGTAAGACGTGGCTCTCACTCCCGAACAGCTCGCACAGATAAACGCCATCATTGATATTGACTGGTCGTCTATCCCTACCGACGTACAGCCTGATTTAGAAGCGGCTGCGACCTCCGGCGCGGCTAACGCTATCGCCGGGGGACACGTGACTTCGGGTCGTGCCATCAACTCTGCCAACCAAGCCGCTCGTGACTATGCGACCGAACGCTCAGCAGAAATGGTGGGCATGAAGTATGACGAAGACGGCAACCTGATTCCCAATCCAAATGCGGAGTGGGCCATCAGTGACACCACCCGCGATACCCTGCGCCAACTCTTGACTGAATCCTTCGAGCAAGAAACTTCCACAGAGGAGCTGTTGCGGAACATTGCCGACTCCGGACTTTTTTCCCCGGCCCGCGCCCGAATGATCGCCCGTACCGAAGTCAATCACGCTGAGGTCGGAGGCAACATTGCTTCCTGGAAGGCGATGGGCGGCAGAGGTGCCTGTGACTGGGTCACCGGGCCGAACCCTTGCGAGCAGTGTCAGAAGTATGCGGAGGACGGACCGTACACCCTCGCAGAGATTGAAGATTTAATGGATGAGACACACCCGAACTGTTCCTGTGGCCCTGTACCTCACATAGAAGAGGAAGAAGATTAACTTCCCGCCTCATTACTGAGGCACCATGGCCGAAACCTGGCAGGAACACTTTCAACTCCAGAAATACAATCCCTTCACGGGACAGTTCATCGCGGTAGCTGCGATGGGCAAGGTCGTAGACCGCGCCAAAGAACGCCTCAACTTCACGGACTCCAAGCCTTATTTCCAGAAGTGGTCGGACGAGCAGTACGCCGCGTCCGGCGGAAAGTCTTACGGCAATGTCCGTCTACAGCATGATCCCAAACGCCCGGTTGGCAACCTTATTGCCCCACTCGAATTTGATGACGCGAATCAACTGATCCGCGTGCATGGTCAGGCCGTGGATCCAATAACTAAGGAGATGTTGCAGGTCGGGGTACTGACAGGGGTCAGCATCGGTGGCGAGTACGTCAAGCGCACTCTCAACCCGGCTGATGGCATTACGGATTACGTTGCCAAGCCGAATGAGATTTCGGTGGTAGACCGCCCCTGCTTGGCGCAAGCAACCTTCGAGGTCGTGAAGAACGAAGCGGGTGAGACTGAACTACGCAAGTTCGCCTCCGAAGAGGACGCCAAGTCGCTAATGGAAAAACTACTCAACCCTACTAATGAGGCTGAGATGGTTAAGACATTCGCGGAGATGAACACTCGGATCGAGGACCTGACCAAGGCGGTTAACGATTTCATGGCGCAGAAGACTGTCAAGGTCGAAGCCGACGAGAAGGCAGCAAAAAGCAACTTCCAAACACCAACTACAGAAGAGGTTTCTAAGCATATGGCAACTCCAACCGTTGAAGAACTCCAGAAGGCCCACAAGAGCGTGATGGAACATCTCGCTTCTTGCAAGAAGGCCGCGTCCGACCACAAGGCGGAAATGCACAAGGCCGCTTCCGACCACGAAGCCGCGATGCACGAAGCATGCGACAAGATGGCAAAGGCCATCGGCGAGCCCACCGTCGCGATGGAGACAACCAAAGCTGACGAGAACAAAGATCTCAAGAAGTCCGACGAAAAGAAGGACCTCAAGAAGGACGACACCACCATGAACAAGACAGACGACGAGAAGATCGCGGAAGCTGTTGCAAAGGCAGTTCAGACTGCTCTGGGCATCCAGCCTGTTGTGAAGACCGAAGAGACCCTCGAGCAGAAGATCGCTAAGGCAGTGGAGACCGCCATCGGTCCTTACCTCGCCAAGAGCGATCCAAATCAGAGCCGCCCGCGCTACATCGAGAAGGCGTCAACCACGCTGTCCGATGACGACGCAGCCAAGCTCGCCAAGTCTGCCGCTTCTGGGGACCGGGCCGCAATCGCCAAGATGTTTAGTGAGTCCGCTGAGCAGCAACGCTCACAGATGCAGAACTAACTCCGGCGAAGCCGGGTCGGTTATCACAAGGATTTAGGAGAAACAATGAACCACGCAAACGATCTACGCAACTTGCTACTCCGTAAGGACGCAAGCTCCAGCGCAAGCCAGACCATCTTCTCGGCCCTCGGTCTAAACGCCGTCAACCTAGAGCAGCAGGCCAAGAGCTTGGTGCCGTACAACGCGCCCTTTCTGAACTCGACTCCTCGCGTCACTTCTGACGTGGGCGGTCTCTCGGTTCAGTGGAAGGCGATTCTGTCTGCCTCGCCGGGTTTCGTGACCCTGCCCGAAGCATCGCGCAACCAGTCTGCTGACTTGCTCGAAAAGGATTACCAGACAACGTTCAAGTCCATGGGCGTCGACGTCGATGTTTCGATGTTTGCTCAGGAGACGGGTCGCGGCTTCCAGGACAACCTGGGCTTCGCTCAATTCTCCGCACTTCAGATGTATCTCCGGGCCCAGGACCAACAGCTTCTGTGCGACGGTAACTCCGGTACAGCCGGAAACGGCTACGCCCTGGCCACCGCCAGCACCCCGGTCGTAAGCGCAGTAACTGGCGGAACGATCACTGAATCAGACCTCTCGGTCCGTGTCGTTGCTCTGACCCCGTTCGGTTTGCGTGCGCAGCAGGACCCGTTCCTGAACCCCAACATCAACGCTACGGCAAAGGGTCTGACCCCGCTGCTATCAGCAACCAGCATGAACGGTGATGCGATCACCGCCTCTGGTGGTACCTCAATCATCTCTGCCGCGTCCAACGTGATTGCGCCGTCTTCCCAGGCGGTCAAGATCGTGGTTCCTGCACAGCTTGGCGCAGTCGCCTACGCCGTGTATGTGAACATCACGGACGCATCGTCTCCGGCGAAGCCTAACACCTTCTTCCAGGGCATCTCTAACGGTAACGTCATCGTCCTGAAGGCTCTGGCAGCAGGCGTCACGGGCGGAACTTCCCAGGCTGCAACGTTCACGGGCCTGACCACCGACTACAGCTTCGACGTCAACGCCATCGACAGCTACTTCGCGTGGACCGTAAACTGGGCCAACCCTCCGGCTGGCTACAGCGCGTTCCCCTCGTCCGCAACTGACTTGGCTGGCGCAACGCTGACTGCGGTTGGCGACGGCTCCATCGGCGAGTTCAACACCATCGCCTCGTTCCTTTACGACAACTATAAGTCGGCTCCGGACCGCATTCTGTGCGCTTCCAAGACCGTCTCTGGCACTTCTCTGAAATCTGAGGTTCAGGCCGCAATCTTGGGTACGGGCACCGATGCCGCATCCCGCTTGATCTTCGACAGCAAGGACGGTGTCATCACCGCTGGCACCAAGCAGGTGGCGTACGAGTGGCCTTACAGCTACGACGGCATCAGCAAGGTCATCACGATCGAAACAATGCCGTGGCTACAGCCGGGTATGGTCATTTTCCAGACCACGCAGAACCCTTATCCACAGGCTGCTGGCGCAATTCCTTCGGCCTTCGAAGTCCACAGCTTGCTGGACACGTTCAGCGTCGTTTGGCCGATTCGCAAACTGCAGCGTGAGTTGGGCGTCTACGGGTTCTTGGCATCCAAGAATTATTTGCCTCATGTCTCCGCATTCCTTCAGAACGTCGGCTAACCCTCCGATTTAATGAACTAACCAAGACCCCCGAAATGGGGGTCTTTTGGTTTTCCCAGTATCAGTTCGCCATGGGAAAGCGAATTGATCTAACAGGACAGAAATTTGGATTTTGGAATGTAATTCGGCCTGCCGTTTTCGTTGAGGGCAAAGGTCTTTTCTGGTGGTGCCGTTGCGATTGCGGAACAGAACAACAGGTCTATGGCGGCGGCCTGCGCTTCGGAGAAAACACAAGTTGTGGATGCAAGCTCGGTGAGGATCGCCGACGCCAGCGCATAGCGGAGTCTAAATTCAAACACGGCATGAGTCACAGTCCGGAGGCTACGGCCTACGCCAACGCACGCACACGCTGCACCAATCCTTCTGATCCGGAGACTTGGAAGAACTACGGCGGGCGCGGTCTCGAGTTCAGGTTCAACTCTTTCGAGGAGTTCTTTGCTTGTGTTGGCCCACGCCCTACAAGGAAGCACACGCTGGATCGCATTGATAACGATGGCCACTATGAAGCGGGCAACGTCCGCTGGGCAAGCAGAGAAGAACAGCAGGCCAACAAACGTCGTCTTGACTGGCTTCGGAGATTCTCCGTCGAGGAGCTCCTTCGTGAACTGGACAGACAACTATCTCCCGCCTAAGTAGAGGCTTTTCTCTACATGAACACCAACCCAACAGAACAACTTTCCACCGTCGCGCTTGTGAAGTCCGAGATTGGTGGAGGTATCACCAACTCGGCTAACGATGCCGAGATTGAGGAATACATTGGCGACTTGAGCCAGTATTGGCTCCAGCGGTGCGGTGTGTTCTCGCTCAGCACCCTGTACACCGAAACCGAGTTGGCCAATGGGACGGGCACTGCTGTGTTGCCCTTGCGTCATTACGCAACCAGCATCACGACCTTGCAGATTGGTACACGAGTCATATCCCAGAGCACCACGCCCGCTATGTGGGGATGGGTCTTAGACCAGTCAGGCCGATTCCTGTACTTGCGCGGCGGTAGGTTCTTGCGCGGTATTCAAAACGTTCAGATTGTCTATCAAGCTGGCAATGATGGCATTCCTGGCGACATCCAACGGGCATTCACGCGCCATTGCGCTCTCGAATACAAGCGGAAGGACACACTCAACATGCGCTCACAGGCGGCCATGGGCGGGAACGTCGCACTGCTGAACGATGTTGAGACGACGCCCGACATTGAACACGTAATCAAGATGCACAGCCGTTTGGGGATGTAAATGATCAGGGTTAGACACAACATTCCGGAAGTCACCACCGGGTTGCGGGACCGAGCAGTAGGTATGGCCACGGCCCTGGTCGATGCAATCAACGAGGTCAGCAAGAAACTACAGGCCCGCATTTTGTCACGGCTCGATAGTCCCGCGAGTGCCTCTCATAGAAAGAAGGGGTGGTTGGCTAACAGCGTCCGTGTGATTCCCGCTACGGCATCTGGAAGCACCGTAATTGGCGGTGTAGAGGGCGCGGGCGGTGACGCCTGGTACGGCAGATTGTTTGAGGACGGGACTTCCCGCACCTATGAGATTGCTACCAGTAGCAAGAAAGCCTTGATGTTTGAGATGGCGGGTCAGCAAGTATTTTT